CCAAAGTTGCCAACTGTTCTGCGGTGTACAACGGAGGAGCAATTTATCATCAGGATGGCGAGGTAGTAACGAGCAACTGCTTGTTCGACAGCAACGGTACGATAGCCGGAAGTGGCGGAGCGATCTACGCCAAAACCGTCACAGACCACAAATCGGTTTTCTGCGCCAATGCAGCCGACCTCGGCAACGGCGGGGCAGTTTACCTGGCTTCCCCGGGCGAATTTAACAACTCCATTTTTGTTGAGAACTCCGCCGCCGATTGTCCCGCCTATGGAGGCATAGATACCACGGTGTTTAACCGATGCACCGCGCAGGGGAATACGGCTACCGGTGGAGTAGTGGCTTACGGGAAGTGGTACAACTCCATCCTGTACGGAAACACCTACGCGTTAGTTACGAGTCTTAGCGGATACGCCGAGTATAGCGACATCGAGGGAGGAGATGGAGCAGGCGGCGAGTTCGGAGAGAACGATAGTCACGACAACATCAGTTCCGATCCTCTCTATGTGGATGATACCGATGCTATTGGAGCCGACCTGTTGTGGTGGACGGGCGATGACGGACTACGGCTGGGTGCTGGATCACCCTGCCTGACGGCCTCCAGCACTGGCGGCGAGATCGGAGCCTACGCGCCATAAGAGACGACAAGGGAGGTTCCCTCCTTCCCTCCCCTTCCCCCAACCGCCCGGCAGACTTTCCCCCTGCCGGGCGGTACTATTTTATCTATGAAGCAACAAATTTTTCATCAACTCATTCTCTATTTTTAATTGTCGAACCCAATCCACAAGGCCGACTCCTTCCTCTGCCCCCGATGCTTCACGAGCCAGTTGCAGTACTAGCACGGCTGGGCATCGTTTCTTTCTGCACTTCTTTTTGCTCATCCCCCTCCCCCCTTCGCCAGCAGGGCGCTGATGAGTGGGACGATCTTCTCCATGGTGTTCATGTAGTCGATCATATCCCGGCATCCTTCGTCCAGTTTAATTACCAACCTCCCCGCGGCTATCCATTCGTCAAGCTCTGCCCATGCTTTCAAGGCGTCCCGCTCAAGAAGGTTGACTATTGCCCGGTGAAGAACATGCCCCTTGTCGGCTTCGATCAGCTTGTCAAACCGATCTTCCTTGGCCTCCAACTCCCTCACCCTGTCCTTGAGTTTATCCTCGATTGGGCGGGTGTTCCATGCTTCAGGGCCGTCGCCAGATCGCGACTCTGCCCCACAGTAGTTGCACTTGACCTTGTTTAGTTCGGCAAGCATTACCCACCCATAACGGCCTGATTCCTTTCCACAGAACGGACAGGGCTTGAACGGCTTTAGGTCAGTCATTTGTTTTCCCCTTCGCCAGCAGTGCGCGGGCTTTTTTCCCGATGCACCTTTCACATTCGCCATCCCCGCCGAAGCAATCGCTATTGTCCATATCACGGTTGCAAAGTTCAATAGACGTGAGCCATCCGACAAACTCCTCCAACTCCCTCACCCTGTCCTTGAGCCTTGCAATCTCGGCCTGCAATCTGATACGTTCATAATCTGATTCCCCGCGAGAACACCCGTCTGCCGTTCCGTTGCGGCGGGGACAATTGTCAACCACGCAATCCTTGCACAACATCACTCTCCCCCCTTCTGCCGCTTTTCTTTGGCCGCGTTTATTATGGCCGACGTTTGCCTCATAATTTCGATTTCTTCCCCGTACATTTCGTCGCGTTGCCGGTCAAGCCCTTCGCGGCGCAATGCGAAAATTATGTTTGTGGCTATGTCCAGAATTTGAACCAGAACCAACAAAAACAACATGAAGGATATCATCGTTTTTCCCCCTTTATCGCGGCGGTGGCGGCGGCGAGGGCGGAATGGAGATCAGAGCAATGCCCCTCCACGTTGTCGGCTTCCCAGTGAAAATCAAAATCCCCGCCCTCATAAATGGGCGAATTTGCGGAAACGCAAATCCTGTCATCCATGCTGCGCCAGTACTGCTTCTCGACCCAGAACTCCACCCCCTCAACCTCGATGGTGTCGGGCGCGGCGTGGATGGCGGCGATGTCCTCAAAAACAGGACAATTGGGACCGCCGCAGTATTGTCCGCACCGCAGCCCGCATATCTCTTGTATCTTCGCCATGATCCTCTCCAGCTTATTCATCGCTCTACCCTCTGCCCGCAGGTTGGGCAATAGACTCGTTGATGCGGGCACAACGACCTGTCACCTTCCCACTCGCCACAATCAGGTTCGCAATCGCAATCGCCCAGCGCACACCTAATTTCTTCGTGTGGATCATTTATGATAGGCGCAAGCTCGGCCCTGATCTCGTTTGGGCCGATGACAGCCCCACTGCAAATCAGTCTCGTCATGGCGTTGATAACCGCATCCATCTTGCTCATCGTTTCTCCTCCGCACGTCCCCGTAATCCGGGGTGCCGTTCCTCCAAATACTTCGGGTAAACCGTCTCCCGCACAAAGTCAAGCATGTCCTCGACATTCGTAAAAATCTTTTGGTTGTCGGTGTAGTTTCTGCTGTAGTATACGATAAACCCGTTTTCCACTGTCTCGACTCGGACGCTATAGTTGTCTCCGTCAATGCTCATTTGTCCTCCTTCGCGGGCTTGCCGCAGACGGGACAGAAGTTATACCAGTCAAGCCATTGCCTCCATGTGCTGTTAAAATATCCCGGCTTAAACCCTAGCAACCACATCACGATTAGGGCGAATAGACTTTTAGGTTCTCCCCAAGTCCAGCACTCGCACCCCGGCTTGCTCATTTGTCCCCCTTGTCCCAATCGCAAATGATTGATTCGTCCCTCGGTAGTTTTTCCCAATGAAAATCCTTCACGGGCTTTCTCGCCACCAGCAGTGATATATAAATGGTATTTTTGCCGCTGCCTATTTCCGTCCAGCACTCGCACCCCGGCTTGCTCATTTGTCCCCCTCCTCGATGGTGAGGGTGACGGGGATAGGGTAGTCGGGGTCGCGGTTGAATTGGACATCTACGAAGTCACATCCAAGATTTACGCCATCCACGATGCAACCCCTACTGATCCACCCCTTCACCTGCCTGCCGCGCTGGACAAGATCATCTTGTCTTTTTTCACACTCCTTTTGGTATAGCTCTTTCCACCTATCCGATTGTCCCTGCCATTCGGCATGTTCGCGCCTCTCAGATTTAAGCTCGGCCTCAAGTTCCGCGATACGCGCACAACGCGCATCGTCCAGTTCTTTCGCAGTTACCAACTGTCCACGAACTTCGGCCTCCAATTCCATGATCCTCTGGTCCCTGCCGTCAATCTGCATTTTGTGGTCCAATTCCCGATGTGCCATTTCGGTGTTCTCGCCCTCAAGTTCCCTCACGCGCCGAACTAAATTCTCTCTCTCGTCCTTCAGTTCGCTCACGCGGATGCGGAGTTGGGATATTACCAAGTCGCCATCGTTCTGCTTTAGCAGGTCAACAAGTTCCTCCAATTCCTTCACGCGGGCTTGCAGTTCCTTGTTCATCGTGATATCAAGGTTGAGGGCTTCGCGCAATGATTCGTTTTCGCCCTCCAGTTTCTTCACGCGGGCGCGGGCCTCCTCGCGCTCCTGCTCCAAGTTTTTGATGATGCCGTACATCTTGCGCTTGTCACCGTCTAGGTGCCCCCTCATCTCCTCGGCCACGGCGAGGAGTCCGTCGAATATCACGAAAGCCTCCCGTCCGATGGTGTTGTTCTCCAAGTATTCCCTCGCACTCCCCACCCTCTCATCAGCGGCGGGGGCAGGGGCGACGATGGGGGTCCAGTGCGAAGTATTTCCCTTAGACGGGTAACACTGTGATGGGCTGAAAATACATCCCCTATCGGAAAAGTCGGTGTTCCCGCACGTCTCGCAGCTTTTCGCGTCCTGCCGGGGCTGGTAGTGGGAGGCGCAGCCAATATAGTATGTGGGAGTCAGTACACCGGCAACCCAATCCCACGGATTGCCAGCATAGACATTCGTCGCCGCCCCGCACCCCGGCCACTTGTCGCGGCAGTCGGAACATTTTCCGGTAGTCATTTCTTCCCCTCCTTGCGATTGAGATAGCCGTTTGTGATGGCTGCAATGGCGCAGGTGTCTCCGATGCTTTTGGAGATGGCGTCGATAACATTCCTCGCCTCCCGCAGTTCAGCGATCACGCGGGGGAGGTCGGTGCGGGCGGCGATGGCAAAAGTTCTTAGTTGGTCACTAGAGCATCCGGGGTTAGCGCAGTCCGCCCTATCCAGTATTTTCTGCAATTCTTGGTCAGTCATCGTTGGCTTCCTTTGCCGCAAAGTAGGCGCGGCAGTTGTCGATGACAACCTGATCCTTTGTCCCGCGCTCGAACATCTTTAAGTATATCTCCGCCCGCTGTAACCGCGCCTCCGCCTTTTCGCAGCGCAGGGCCATGTCGCAGAGAGCGTCTGCTTCCTGTTGCCGCTCTCCGTGAAAAGTGAAGTGAAGATATCCTTTAATCGAGATTATTTGTTTATAGGTTAGCATCGTTGGCCTCCTTTTTATACGAGAGAAAGTCAATCATTTTTCTGTTTATCTCCTGTTCGGCATTTTCGCACAAGTCTTGCCCACAGTTTGGGTGCCGACAAACTCGGCAACACTCCAACTCATCACGACGGTCATCCATTTTTTTCGTCCTCCAATTCCAAGCTATTGCAAATTTGAGTAATGTCGATGAGCCTCGACAGCCAAGAATCTTCTCCGCTTGCGCGATCTTTTATTTCTCGCAGCCCATCTTCTAGATCGAAGACGCGAATAGCGAGGATGCATAGTTCTTCAAGGTCTGCCAAAGATGGCGGCTGATATGCTTTAGTATCCAGAATTTTTTTAATCTTTTTCCGCGTCAACATCGTTGGCCTCCTTTCCGTAGGGGCAGCTTTCATAGGTGTGGCCATCCTCGTATTTGAACGGACAACTTGCCGTCGCGCATGACCTGCCAGCGTTAGTGCTGAACTTCGGGTCTTGATGGCACGGATCGCTCACCGTGTCCGCCAGCGGGCAGTCGGGGTGGATGTGATCTACTTCGTCCTGCCATTCATCATCCGTTACCGATGTGGTTATCAAGACGGGGCCACCGGGGGCCAAACATTTAACCCCCATGTAGATATACCTAGGCATGTTAGAGCAATCGTAGCACCTCTCAATCACCCTCTCCGGTATAACCTTCATGTCAGACCTCCACCTTTATTAACTTCCCGTTATCGTCGCAACGATAAGGCACGTTTGCCTCGATGCCGTCCTCGCCAACGTACCCGATCGTAATGCGCCAACGATTAGATTTTTTATCCCACCATTGAATATTGATGGTCGAGCCTTCGCCGCCGGTGATGGTCGAGAGGTTGCCGCTGGTGATGGTCGAGCCGTCGCCGCTGGCGATGGTCGAGAGGCTGCCGCTGGTGATGGTCGAGCGGTCGCCGCTGGTGATGGTCGAGAGGCTGCCGCTGGTGATGGTCGAGCGGTCGCCGCCCTCTCTGATAGCTCCGACTACCGGCTTACCCTCTCCCCCATTGTCCAGGATGTAATCAGTGGCACCCTTGCGCTCTCCGCAATAGACCACGTTTCCCCTCGGGAACTTGCACTTGGCGGTCAAGTCGCCCTGTCCGGTCAATACCTCATCGTCTTTGGCCTCGACCACCAGCCACTTCGCTTCTTCATCCCAATTGAGATATTCCGATCCGCCCACTCCCCACGGCAGGCCGTGCAATCCATGTCCGCACTCGTAAGTCGGTTCCCAATCGGGTGCCTCTACAGGCCCGGACTCGGGCCATTTGAATCCGCCGTATCCAGTCATGTCAGCATTGCACGTTCTGAGAATTAACATATCATCCCCCTCCCTCGTCGCGGGTTTCACTCATCATAATAAAAAGCCGCTTTCCGTCGTCCTGTACGACTATATTTTTTAGGCGGTCTGTTATATTTTCTAGCCGGGTAATCGAACAAATCAACCGTCGTATTTTTGTTGACTAGATCGACCACCTTAAGACATTGTTTTTCACTCATCTGGCTCATATGACAGTGCATCTCTGGTATTCCTGTCATTTCAGATAGCCATGAATAAGCCCGCGAACGGGCCTCTTCCCTAGGCATCCGAGTAACGCGAGAATAGTTTATCCAGAGGGAATCGAACTTTGCATGAGCTATAAGCCTGGCTCTATCCAAAGAGGCATTGTCGTATGGTATGTAATTCCATCCCATCCGTTCCGCCTTTTGTTTGGGGTTGACAAACCATTTGCCCATCATGTTTTCCCCTCGTCGCGGGTTTGGCCGCTGGTTTTCTTGCCCGCCGGTTCTCCCTCTGGCGTCACCCTGATTTCAAACCAGCGGTCTCCAATCCTCACTCTTTGGATAGAGCCATTCGTGGCATTGAAGGTCATGTACTCGATGATGGCTATAAATACGTCCCTCTCGGCCTCCCGCTTGTCTAGGGCTACTCTCCGGTCTTTGCCGTGGCGATAAAGCATGATCTTCCCGTCCAATGGAGAGATACCCAATCTAATGTTTTTCAGGTTTGCCATCACCATCCCCTTCCTCTGGAATCCAACCCCATCCGTTAATGTGGCCCATGTCTTCTTCAGAGCCGTCACAGTACGGGTTAGAGCACCCGCCTTGCCCATTCCATCCGCAGTTTTTACAAGACTTTTTATCCTCTCCCATCACTTTCCCTCCCTCGTTGTGGGTTTGTCCGCTGGCGATGGCATCGTTATGTTTGCGTAACTTATCCCGCTGACGTTCTGCAATCTCGTCACCGGGGCCACTCGGCGTCAACCATTCGCCGTCGCAGTTTTCCCAATTGAGGCACCGAACAATTATTTGATCCTTGCAAATCCAAGGCGGCCCCATTGAGACAGTTACTTCGCGGATGTCCAGCCCGACCTTTCCGCCGCATAAAGGGCATTCGTAGTCGGGACAGTTGGCCTCGTGATATAGGCGGGCGAACTTGTGGAACTCGCTTTCACCTTTCATCATCCCCCTCCCTCGTCGCGGGTTATGACCCATGTCCACAACCAAGGGCCGATACCGAACCATATTGATTTTGTTCCCTTGACGTTTGAATATCCCAAAAGTGGCAAAATATAGAATCCCTTCGTATCCTGCTCAAATGTGCATTTCATCTTCATCCCTCCTCCTCGCTGTGTGTTCTTCCGCTCTCGATCACCAGCGCGTCGAACTGTCCCTCAAGGACGGCGAGGTCAACGCGCATTTCACCGATAGTCACCTTGACCGCCTCCAACTTGCGTTGCTCCAACTCAATCGCCCGCTTCTTCATCCTGATGCTGCTGGATAGGATGTCCATCTGGGTGCCGATGGGTACGTCATCTGCAAATTTCATTTCACCACCTCGAACTCGATGCGCCAGACCCAAGGGTTAGATTCCCACGAGCCAGGGCCGTTGATGGAGTTCCACAGGTTGCGATAGGCGGTAGTAGGATCATATTCTGTGCTGAATACTATTCCTTCTCTGATCGCATCTCCTTCCGTTATCTCCTGCAACCGCTCCACCCGGACGCTGACCACGTTCAGTGTGATGCGGCTGGCCCACCGGGGCATGAAGATGGAGGGACGGACGACGATGCCGGATGGTCCTTGATAGTCTGCAATGTAGGTCACGCCGTGGTCGTTAGCTGGTCTCTTCGGCCATGCCGCAAGGCAGGCATCGCAAGCGCACCGGGAATAATTTTCCCTCACCCACAGCCGGCCGCCGGGGACACCGTAGGTGCAGCGTTTCAGTAAGTCTTTTTCGTCCATCGCCAATCCTACGCCCGGCTTGTCACACCACGTATATCTTAAAACTCCGTCACGGCTAACAAAGCTAGTTAATGGAGTCTGCTTCCCAAACTTCACCACCCGCCTTGTCACCGTCTTTTGCCCGGCGAGAATCGCAATTACCATCGGCCCGCTGAAAAGGATCGGTCGCTCTTTCATCGTTCCTCCAAAGTGTGAGAGGTTGGCGCGGGTTCGCGCTCGTAGATCAGGCTTGCGCCGTTGAACAAAATGATTCTGACCTTCATCCGGCCCGTCTCACCGCTGCCAGCATCTCCGCCGCGGCTACCGTGGTGTACCGATCGGTCATGCTCGGGGTCTTGTGACCGACAATGGCCCGAATCACATGGTCAGGGACGCCCTGGGCCCGCTTCCGGCTGACGAAGCAATGCCGGAGATCGTGGAAGCGGAAGTCCTCGATCTTCGCCCGCCGGCAAGCACTGTTAAAACCAATCTTGGTGCGCCCCACGCCCCGCCAGACGGTCGAGCCGGCTGGGATGGAAGGGATATGCAGGAACACCTTGCCCTCGTCACCGCGGCGGATGACGCGGCCCTTGCGTGATCCCCAGGCCGACCGTAGAATCTCCTCCGCCCGCTCGCTCAAAGGAACCGTCCGGTCCTCGCCGTTCTTGGTCTGCTCCAGCCGGATGGTCTTCTGCTCGATGCTCACCTGCCTCCAGGTCAGACTCTCCAACTCCTCGCGCCGGGCTCCGGTCTCCCAGGCGAGTTCAACCAGGTCCCGCAGGTACGGGGCGCACCCCGCCAGCAGCCGGGCGTACTCATCCACGGTCAGCACCCGGTCCCGCTTGTTGTTGGGCCGCTCCATCTTTACCCGGGCGAACGGGTTGCGGTCCAACTGGTCACCGTCCACTGCGTAGTTGAAGGCTGCCCGCAAGACTGCGTGAAAGGCGTTGACTGTCGATGCCGACCTTTTTCCGCCCCGCCGGCCGGACTCAGCCAGACGGCGCCGGAGTTCCCGCACGTCGTTCTTGTTCACCTTGACCGCTTTCATCGACCACAGCGGGTCCGGGGTCAGGGTCCGGGCCATGGACTCGTAAAACTCCACATTCAGGCCCGACCTCTTGACGTGGTTGGTGATATAGTCCAGCACCACCCGGCCCACCGTCAGGGTGGTGTCAGCCGTCACGCCCAGGTCACCAGCCACCTGCTGCCGCTCGACCTCGACCACCTTGGACTTGAGCACCTTGTCCGCATCGGCCGCGGTCCAGTAATTCCGGCTCATCGTGTGCCGCCGGCCGCGAGAATCCTTCCACTCGATCTGCCATAGACCACTGGGTAGCTGATATTTAGTCGCCATGAATATCCCTCCTCACTTTGGTTAGACGCTCCGAAGTGGAGGATAGATTCTCGCACTTGAACCTGTCAAGTTCCGACCGTGGGATGCGGTAGGCTCGATACTTGGACTGCGGGCAAAGATCGAGCGGCCGGAGGCGACCGTCATGAATCATGTTGCGGATCAGTTCGTCGGAAACCTTCAACCAGGCCGCGGCCTCGTCCACGGTGTAAACCGGCTCCAGCAGGCCCACAGTGTCCTTGGTGGCCACGTAGTAGCACAGTTGATGGACGGTGATCCCCAGTGTCCTGGCGATCTCGTCGATGGTCGGGTGCTTGGGCATTACCGGCTCCGTATCCGTTTATTCATTCGCTTTTTTAGAGCAGCCAATTCCGACTTTGTTTTTTCTGCCTCCATGACAATGCGGGCAAGATTGAAGTCACCATCGTATCTGTGAATTCTTTCCCAAGTGATGTTACTGGGGAATATTTCCTCCAAGTCCTTTCGGAAATCTTCGAGAGCACACAATCGCATTTCCGTACAACGCCCCTTTTCTTTAATCACCAAAAGGTCGCGCTCTCTCCTGGCGATCATCTCCGCCAAGATAATCAGGTCATTGTTCTCCTCTTGACTATTATTCATCTCCATCCCCATCCCTCTTGACGATTTTGAGCGACCCCTTGGGATCAGCCGGCTGCTCCTGACCGGGAATCTCTGCGAAGTAGTTCCAGTTGTAGCGCGTCTGCTGCTCGATGTTGCGGCCGATTTTGTATCCGAAGTTCCCCATGATCCCCCGCAGCCGGGCCGGGTCGATCTCGATGGGCTGCTCAAACTCAATCTGGATGGCCTTGACGGTGACGGTCTTTATGATCGGGGCCGCATTGTTCTTTTCGTCGCTCATAGCTATTTCCCCTTCCTTTGTGTTCCGATCCCGTACTTATCCCGCAGCACCCAGGAAATGGGCGGATCGGCCAGGTCGTCGGCCTCGACCAACAAGGACGACTCGCCGGTGTTGGTGTCAGTGAACCAGACGCGCTTGCCGCGGACCTGCAACTGATTCGCCAGTCGGTTGGCGGCAATCAGCACCCCGGCCTCGCGGCTGAACTGGTCGCCCTCGTGGCAGAATGACCAGCCCATGATGCCGGTCTCGCGGTCGATCACGATGGTCAGAGCGCGAGACTGATGGTTGTCCACCAGGCGGTCCTGGGTGATGAGGAATGAAGACGGAATCTTGATGGAGTCGAACGATACCTCGGCCAACCGGCATTGGGTTTTGGCGTAGTCCATCAGGCCCGCGATGTCTTCCCGGGTGAGGAAGTCTCGGCCGTCTCGGTAGGTGCTGTAAATCTTTCCAGTTGTCTGGCTGATGGTGTGGCGGAAGATTCCGTCGCGGACCTTCCGGAAAATGAGCACTTTGATTTCCTGCATAATTTACCTCCAGGTTCGGCGGCAGTATTCCGCGATCAGGGCCGCATCCACCAGCCCGTCATGTGGCCCCGCACAGCGTTCCGTCCGGCGGAAATCCAAGCCGGGAAAAATTCTTCCGGCAACAGTAGCGGCATAAGCCTTGATCTCTTTCCTGTGAACTTCGGCCAGCCGCTTCCGTTCCTTCTTGATCTGCTCGCTGCCGTCTGCTTTCGGCTTTTTTTCGGGAGCCGGCTTGCCCACCATGACTTCCTTTTGCCAGGTAGTCGCCTTGACCATCTGGTAGGGAATTTTCAGCGCGGCCAACATCCCCTGCCATTGGCCGATGTCGCGGAATTGTGCGGCGGTGGTGACGGACGACTGGCCAGGAAAGGCGGGCGCATCTTCGAGGACCGCCCTGATCATGTCGGGGCAGTTGTCAACCATCGCCAGCAGCAGGCGCATCCGTTCCGCCCGCTGGTCGAGGTCGGGAATTATCCAACCCTCAACCCCGGCGGAACCGATGCCGAATATCGCTCCGTCTTTCCCGGGGTCAATGCCGAGATAGATCATGTTCAGTTCCCCATCTCCCGCCCGGTGTAGAGTCGGGCGAGGAGGTAAATGGCGAGGACGCGCTTCATAGCCCGGGCTCCATCACGACCAGAGGCGGCTCCGTAGGCGCGGGAATGGTGGTGGTGTAGTGCCCGTCGCAGACCGGGCACCGGCCAAACTTCTTGCCGTCGTACTCGTGACCATCGGGGCAGTGCATCTTTCTCAATTTTTCTCCCTTCTGTTGTAAGAGACTATTCTTTGTTTCAGCCGCTTATACCGCCCGGCGAGACAGTCGTGGTCGCCACATGGGCAGGCCCGCAAAAGGGTGTCGCCGCACACCTGTGCCGCCTCGTCCATCGCTTCCTGGAGCAACCGGAAGGTGGCCCGCCCGTACTTCTGCTCACCGGTCATCCGTCCGCTCCATCGCTCCGCGCACCAGGTCCATCACGCGACTGCCGTACTCTTTCTTGACGTGCGCCATCCGCTTCGTCCGCTCATCGCAGAGGTACGACCCGAGGGCGATCAGCCAGACGGGATTGTCCTGGTTGATCTCCTCGCGCTCGTATTCGATCTCCATGTCCGGCGTGATCTCCTTGGCCGAGATCAGGGCCGCGTACCCCCAGCCCCGCAGGTAGTCGAGGCCGGCCAGCGAGTTTTTCGGCAACAGCCCGATGGAATATTCCCGCGGGTCCTCGAACTCCATCTCCAACACCGACTCCGGCCGGCCGGGGATGGCAAAGGTTTTCGTTTCGCTCATCTTTTTTCACCTCCAAAAAGATCGTCTTGTGAGGGTTCAACAAATCGGGTAAACGCGCTCTCGAATTTCATGTTGATCCAGTATGGGGAAGGACCATGGCGGAAGACGACGATCCCGATCTCGGCCTCTTCCTCCGGTCCGGGTAGGCTCATCTTCGAGCGGATGAACGGGGCGACTTCGAGGTCGCAGTCGTTCTCAAGGTTCTTGCAATCGCGCACGTCGCCCAGACGGGTCTTCTGATCGTTCCCTTTCCGCCCGGTGACTTTGTTGATGTCGATCTGCGCCACCACCACCACCGCCACATCCAACTCGCGGGCCATGTTCTTGAACGCCCGACTGGCATCGGTTAAACATTCCTCGCGGGACTGACGAAAGCTCGATGGTTCGAGCCGCTGGACGTAGTCAATCACCACCAGGTCGAGGCCCTGCTTGGCCTTCACCTGCGCGGAGCGGGCCACGACATTCTGCCAGGTCATTCCGGCCCGGTCGTCGATCATGGCCGAGACCCGGCGGGACAGGGCTTGCTCCTCGCCCAAGGATTTCCAATCGTCCTGCGAAAGATTTCCCGGGGTCAGACGGTCGTTGGAGATGCCCCGCCGCATTGAGATTATTCGGGACGCCAGTTCCGTGTGCGACATTTCCAGGCTGAAATACAGCCCCTTGTACCCGAGGTCGAGGACGTTGTGCTGAAAAAGTTGGAGGGCCAGAATGGTTTTCCCGTTCTTCGTCACTCCCGGAATCAGGACGGACCACCCGGGGCGGATGCCGAGAATCTGCCGGTCGAGCTTCGGATACCCGAAGTAGAACAACCGGGATGGTGGGACAATCTCACCGTTTCGGGCCGCGATCCTCCGCCGATGCTGCTCTTCCTTCTCCGAAATCAGGGAGTCAACCGACTCGGCCCAAGTCGCCACTCCCTTCTCCGAACCCCGACAAAGCACCTGCGCCATGATCGAAATGTGCCCCTGCGCTTCCTCCAGTGCCCCTTCCTGCCCCGAGGAGCATATTTCCCATACCACCCTAGCCTCGGAGACCAAACGCCTCTCCTTGGCCCTCTCCTTGACGATCTCGGTCCAGTGGCGGATGTTGGCGGCGGTGGAGATTTTACCAGCCAGCCCGGAGACCTCTCCGATGCCGCCGGCTGATTCGAGCTTCCCGGACTTCTGCAAGTGGTCGGTCAGGGTTATCATGTCCACCGGGACGTGGGAGCGGAACATTTCGGTCATGGCCGAGAACATGGTCTGGTGCTTGGTCAGGTAGAAGTCCTCGGTGGTCAGTTCGTCCACCGCCACCACCAGGGCGCGGTTGTCGAGGACCACCGCGGCGAGGACCGCCTGCTCGGCTTCGAGGGAATGTGGGAGGGACTGCATCAACTCGGCCTCCGGTTGGCGTGGTACTCGGAGCGGTATGAATAAACGAAACCGCCGATGCGTTCGGCCCGCTCCTGACAATTCGGGCAGGTGTGGTCAGTCCGGTGATAAAAAATCTTGTCGCAGCGCAAGCACACCCGCTTCTTGACCGGGGCCTCCATCGGGTCGGGTTCGTAGAACTCGGCCTCGATGCCCAGCCGCTTGATCTCGGCCACCACGTCGCCGCGGGGCCGGCCTAGCCTGGTGGCGATGTAGCCGTTATCATTCCCGGCCTCGACCAGCAGCGTGAGGCGATTCCGCTCCCGGTTGGTCCAGGGCTTGTAATCGGCCGGTTTGATTCGGGGCTTGCGCTCCCTGGGTTCGTAGTGACGTTTCATTCGGATACCTCCAAGATGGCTTTTCCGATCGCGGCCACCACCTGCGGAACTACCGAGTTGCCATAAGCCTTGAGAGCGTTTCGGCGGGCAAATGACACCAGTCGGGCGGGTAGCCCATCAACGTCGCCACCCAGTCGGGATTCAACTGTCCGGGGCGGTTCCCAGTAGTGCTGGGGTTCTCCGGGGCGGGAGGGCCAGCGAGGCGAACGGCATCCGGCAGCAAGTCGCCCCGCATCTTCCCGTCCTTGCGCTCCAGCGTCACATAACAGCCCTTCACATCCCGGCTCGCTGGTGTCGGCCAGCCCTTCGCCACCTGCGTTACCAGGTCGTCCGGCCCGCTGGTGGCCGACTTCGGGGTGGCCCAATTCATCTTGACCGCCAGCGTCAGCGGCGGGGTGGATACTCCCCCGGCTTCCTGCCGAGCCGTCCACGCCTCTTCCGTCTCGTCCGTCACCTTGCCCGAGCGCGGGGTCGGCCACTGGACCTGCCGCGACAGGTAGTCCGTTTTCCTGCCGGTGGCGATCCTCGATGGGCGCAGAGTCGCCGGATTCTCCCGGCAGTCCTCGCGGGTCGGCGTGGTCCAGTTCACCGCCGACGGTAGTGCCGGGGCACCCGATGAGTCCCGCTGATTCGGCCCACCGTGTTCCGCATCCGACGCCCGACAGGTGGGCCAGTTCTTCTTGGCCTCGACCACCAGCCGCTTCTGCCGGCCGCTGTCCGTCTCCTGCCCCGGATGCTCCGCCGCGTTGACGGTCATCGTGGGCCACGATCCATACCCGGTCCCGCTTGTGCGGGGCGCCGACGGCCCAAGCGCCCACCACGACCGGCCGGACGCTGTAACCCGCCGCTTCCAGACCAGCGGCAACGACGTCATAGCCGCGAGAGTAGAGAGCAGGGACGTTTTCAGCGAGCACCCAAGCGGGTCGGCACTCACGCACGAGTCGCAGCATCTCGAACCACAGGCCACTTCTTCCCGAAGGAGAATCATCTGTTCCAAGTCCGGCCCCCTTGCCCGCGCAGGAAATATCCTGGCAGGGAAAACCGCCAGTGATCATGTCCACCGAGCCGACATCCGCGGCGGTCAGTTTCGTCACATCCTCGAACACCGGTGCCCCCGGCCAATGCTTCTTCAGCACTTCCCTGCAGAACGGGTTGATCTCGCAGAAGGCCACCGTCTGAAATTCGGGCCGGTAGAAAGCATCACGGTTGGACTCCAGCCCGAGGCTGATCCCGCCGATGCCGCTGAAGAGGTCGAGCACCCGGATCATTCTTCGTCTCCCAAGTCCAGCCGCCCGCTCTGCTGGCGCGGAGGCTCGACCGGTTGCGAAAGCATCGCCGCGTACTGGTTGGCGCGGGAACGGAAGAGGGCCAACCCGCGGACCTTGACCGGGGGACCGTCCAGCCAGGGGTCGGTGTCCTGAAAGTAGGCCAGGATCATTCTCCGGATTTGCTCGGGAGAGAAGGTTTTGAGAAGTGCGGACATCGCCTCCCCATCCTTACCCCCGACGAACATGTATTTGACCCCGTACTTCTTCTCGTACTCCGTGACAAAAAAGTCGATGGTTTCGGGGTGGGGACCAACAGGTTTTTTCTTCGGCTTGCGCTCTGGCTTCGGAGGGGGAGGTAGTTCATCCCCCGAGCCTTTGGCTTTTGGATCATCCAATGCAGGAGCGGTAACCTGTTCCCCCTGCCCCGAAGGGGTAGGGGTTTCTTCTCTGTTCTGTTCTGATACTATAAGAGGGGAACGAGTGGGGAACGAGTGGGGAACGAGTGGGGAATCAGACCACTTAAAATTCGGGTTGTTACGTTCAACAGACTTAACATAGATAGTAAGCAGGCTGCCTGTTGGGTCGGCGTTGGTTGATGGTTGGTTGGTGGTTGCCTCGGTATAGGTCAGCGGTTGCCCCTCTTTTCCATAGAGGCAAAAGCCAAGCTCTTTGAGGGCAGAAGGTATCCGTTGGTAACTCAAGCCAGTGTGGGCGGCGAGGTAAGAATGATCGACGTGGTACACCGCGGGTCTGCGGTTTTCGATGCACCTGGCCGACAAAAACAGGTACAGTTTTAGAGCCTCGGGAGAGAGACGCAGAAACTCCGCGCTATTCACAAACGCAACCTCGACCCGGAAATATGGTTTGTCGCCGCGGGCCATCTATTTTATCTCCCTGGCTTTGAGTTCGGCGTACCGGAGGGTGAGGTCTTTGAACCGTGAATCGACGTCCGAAGGGATGGGCCAGTCCATGGCCTTAAAGGCTCTGATCTGGTCCTGTACCCGGTCGAGTTTGCGACGGATGGAGTCGAGGTCGTCCATCTACGCCTTCTTTTCCCGCGTTTGGGATTGCAGGTCTTTTTCCAACTGCTTCAGCATCGTTTCGTCCATGTCCTCGATCTTCTCGGGCAGCATGAGCCGCAGGGTGGTGGCGTTCAGGTCGAGACCGAAGTCGTCAAGAAGCTCCAGGATGTTGGTGATGACCTTGGCGGGCTGTTTGGGGCCGGGGGAGGCTGGAGGGCCACCCAAGGAATCGGCGGGCGTCTCGGGCCGTTTCCACGCCTTGATGGCGTTGTAAACCGCTCCCAGCGCCAGGCGTTCGTTCAGATCGGCCGGCACAGTGCCATCAGCGTGGCCGAGGGTCATCATCAAGGCGTTCATCTGGTCGCCATTGATGCCGACCTCCATGCAGGTCTTGGTGATGAGGGCAATGGCGGTCCGCTTCATTTCGGCCTGGTGCTCATCCTCCGGGGTGGTGGCGGAGCTGGATGCCGGGTCTGATTCGGGTTCCGGTTCTGGCTGAGGGTCTGCCGCTGCCGGCTTGTTCAGGGGCGGCTCGTCGGGCATGTTCTCCGGGTTATAGACCGGCTTGCGGTCGATGTTCTCGAGGACCCCGGCATTGATTTGGCGCTCGGCCTCATCGGTGTCGATCAGGTCGGAAATTCCGTAGGCGTACCTGCCGCCCTGGATCAGGGCCTTATGCCGAAGCAACCTCCTGGGCCACCGCCTCCACGGTTCTTTGTCGAGGTCCCGACACTCGGCCATGTACTCGGTCACTTCGATCGGGTGGGTGAAGTTTTTCCGGTACATGATGGCGGTGATGGAAATCAGCACCCCCTTTTCGTCCAGGTGGTCGATGAATTTGAACCCATCGCAGTCTGGGTGGCGGTTGATGATGGTTGCCCACCCATCAACCGGGACCACCACCTGGATGCCTCCCCCGCGCTTGGGGAAGGCTGCAATCTGTCCCATGAGCGGGTCGAGCTTGTACTTGTCCGCGGTGCGGGCCAGCAGGTCCAGTTCCGCCCGGGTCATCTTCCGCCGACCACCACCCTCGGCCTTGGGCTTTGGTATCTCGCATTGATTGAAGATGGTTTGCAGGTGGCTCGGGGTGAAATCGACCTGCCGAGAAAGCTCCTCAAAGAAGTTGGGGTTGACCTCGGTAATGGCTTTACCTGCCTGCTGCTGTTGCTGCTGCTGGCCGGTCATTTCACGACCTCCCCCTGTCTAAACGGGATTGGTTCCTTGGCTTCCATGGATTGGTTGAGCGCAAATTCCTTTTCGGGGTAAAACCAAAGGTCGTCGATGATGTGTCCGATACCATGAATTTTTGCAGCGCAAGAGATGGAGTTGTCGCAGTCAACGCGGACAAATTTGCCTTTTAGGTCATCCCATTTTTCGACACCCGCGGCTATCATTACGCCGCAGATGAAAGTTCCCAAGGATTGGTCGGGAACCCTTTTGCCCTTGGCGACATCCCAGGCGTCCAGAGCGTAACCACCAAAGCCCTGCTTGCATCCCGAAAACGAAAGATGCAAATAAGCGGTAAGAATTTGATGGTCTTCGTATCCAAGAAAAACCGACTCAATTTTGGCGTTACAAATCACCCTGTGATGGATCATTTCACGACCTCCCCCTGCTCGATCACGATCCCGACGGGATCGCCGTTGGAGACCTGCTCTATCATCACCTGGAAATCATGCTCGCGGGCCATGTCCTCGACCACCTGCATACTGTCCTTGTCCAACAGCGACCCGTCCTTGATGCGCAACAGCCGCAGCGTCGGATTCATCGCCATCGCCATGGACAGCGTGACCTTGATCTGCTCGCTGCTGCTGATCTGCGACATGGGCACCCCGTTGAACAGGAGGCCGTTGTCGTCGAACGACAGCCCGGCAATGGGCATCTGGGCGGCGCCGATGGCCTGCTCCTTGGCCTGGTCGATGCCGGCAATGAGGTCCGTAAGGTTCTTGGCCTCGAGCTGCTTGGCCATCCGCTGGTCGAACAGGCCCTTGCGTTCCCGCTCCTGGGACACGGCGGCATTGATGCTGGACGCCTCGGAGATTTTGTTTTGCAGGATGGTCCGCTCATTCTGCTTGGTCTTCGCGTCGATAGTGGTCAGGTCGAGGACCGCTTTGTCATAATCGGCGTTAGCCGCCGCGAGCTTTGCCATCAAGTCGTCGATGCGATCCTGCACCAGCCCCCGCCGCGCTTCCAGATTCTCCGCGCGGTTGATCTCGGCATTGACGGCATTGAGTTCGTTGACCAGTTCGGCCACGTCCACCGGCTCGGTGGGCAGGTTGGCGCGGTCCATAACCGCATCCACCGTGTCAAACTTGGCCTCCTGCCCCTCGAAGTTTTTGACCTCGCGGTTGACCATCGTCCGCTCGTCGAACAATTCCTTGCGCCGCTGGTCCTGCTCCGTGAAGTCCAGCCCCAGGAGCGTCAGGAGCTTCTCCCTCTGAATCTTGGGGGCCAGCCGGACAAACTCCAACGGGTCGAACGACAGCGCCCCCATGAGGCCGTCCAGCACGTCCTGGGGCTTGCGGTAAAGCACCCCGTCCCCCTCGACCTTGAGCGTGGCCTTGAGCTTGTCGTCGAGGCCGCGGCTCACGATGCGGGTAACGGTGATCGGCGGGGTCGAACCGTCTCCGAGGACCAGCTTGACCGCGGCCCTCTCCTCGCCCACCCGGATCGGCTCGACCGGCTTCTCGCCGGTGAGGGCGAAATAGATGGCGTCCAGTACGCTGGTCTTGCCCTGGCCATTGCGGCCGCTGATGGTCACCACCGGCCCTTCTCCGGGGGTGATTTCCACCACCCGCAGAATCATAAAATTGGTAGCTTTGAACGAAATGATTTTCATGTTTCTCCTCCGCTTTTTATGGCAGGTTAGATGGAATCGAAAACAAAGCGGTACTTTGCCTTCTTGTTGGCGAATTCGGTCAACGCCGCGGTTACGCCCCGGACCCCGGGCATGCCCTGCGAGGCGTATCCGTTGGCTTTCTGCCGGATGGTTTTGGAATCGTACCTGGACACTCGCTCGATGAAGGTATCGAGGTCGCGGGTGTTTTTGATTTTGGCGTAGATGTTGGCTACCGCCTTGATGAAAACTCCTTTTACGGTGTAGTCGTCGAAGCCCCAGGTTTGTTTGATGAGCGCGAAAACCTCGTCAGTAACTTCCCAGCCCCACCGATTTATCATTTCGTCGAGAGTGTCGATAGCGGCAAAACAATTATCGGAACCCCTCTGAGAGGCTATGCGCAGCCCGTGACGTGCCAGCATTGCGCTTTTTCTGATGGCCAGTGAGTCGTTGCGGTCAAATTGCGATTTGAAAATATCGATTTTCGAAAGGCGAACGGACATGTCCTGCCCCTCGAATAACTCGTGTTCCTGTTCCACCGAGAGGCCCTCGTAAACCACGCAATCGACCCGGTTGATACCAGCCTCGATTGCCCCTCTCAGCCGGTGTCCGCCGTCAACGCAGTAGAACTTGCCGTCGGCCCGCTTGCTCACCATGAGCTGCTTGGCGTGAATCGGGCTCCAAGCGGCGGCGATCCGGTCAACGTGAGCAATTTTGGCCGAACGCTGATATCTTTCGTCGATGATGATGTCGTTGGGGTTCAGATACATGGCCTTGCGAGTCCAGTTGATCTTCATTCTTCAATTCCTTTCTTTTTGCGTCCGATAAGGGTTGACAGGCTGCTTCGGAGCTTGGTGGCGTAATCCACCCCGTATCCCTCGACCACCACGACAGCGAGCGCGTATGATCCGTTTGGGTAGCCGAAAGCCCCGACTTTTGCATTTAGCCGGATGTCGTTTTTGATACGGACCAAAGATTTAGGCTTGCTGTCGTCGGAGGTATCCTTTACTGGCTGGGGTTTGGCGGTTTCGAGAATCTTTCGGGCCCGTTCCGGTTGCGTCTCTGCCATCTCTGCGGCCTCCTGAATGATTTTTCGGGGCCGCTTAATCTCACCCGACAGAATGGCTTGCTTGGTTTCCTCGCCCAGCGCGGTCGCGATGGCGTCCACGGCCTCGGAGAATTTGCCGTTCTCCTGAATTGTGGACTTGCCAACACCGTATTCTTCGGCTAATCGTTCACAGGTTTTCATGTGCTGATTTTCGGCACCTGATTTTCTGTCGCCGCCGACCGTCTTCTTCTCCCCCCGATACCGCTTCCCTCGCAAGTACGCCACCTGCTCGGGCTTCAGGTTCCGGCGGCCTAATTGCTGGGCGATGATCCAGTTGAATGCGGCCTCGCGGCTGGGAAACGGCTGTTCCCTGGTTTTGAAGGTGACGCCCAGTTCGTTGCAGATTTCTAGCCGGTTGTGCCCATCGACGAGGATGTCCTCTCCCTTCCAGATCACCAGCGGTTCCCGGCATCCATCGGCCTCGATGTTGGCCTGAAGCTGGTTGTATTCCTCTGGAGATAGAGGGGCGAGTAAAGACTTAAATTCGGGGTCAATTTTGATTGTCAATGTTGCCTCCTTTCGTGGGCCTGGTTGTTCCTGTTCCCCGGTCTGGCGACGCTCGGGACTCAGGGAGGAGGTTAGAAACCCCTATCCGCGAGGCGTCGCCAGGCCGGGCGACAGGACTATTTTGCCGGCAGTACGCCCTCGGGAATGCCGCGCCTCAGCAGCGCAGCGCGGACCGCCGCCGGCATAGGTCTGACGCCATTCATAATCTGACTCATAAATCCTGGGTCTATTTTGGCGAGCATGGCCAGGTCCTGTTGGAGAATGCGGGGCTGATGCTCCTGGATATAATGGCGGAGTTTTATCAGCGGTCGGCGGACAGGCTTTGAAAATTTTGACATTGCAACCTCGCTTAACTAATTGTTAAGCATAATAGCGCATAGAAAAGGCATTGTCAAGAGAAAAATTGCGAAAACATCAAATTTATTTTTCGCCCTCTCTGAAGCCGAATTTCACGGCATCGGCGCCGGCCTTCCATCCCTGGGACCAGGGGTGCATACCGTCCACCTTCCGCGGCTGTACCTCGCCCCGCACCGCCGCCAGGAACCCCCGCCGATACGATTCGCGCTCTTCCTCGACCAGCAGGTAATAGGGCACCGGCACCCCGCCCTGGATCAACTGCGGATCAATCCCGAGCAGTTGTGCCAGTTTTATCGTGTCCGAATCCGTCGGCCGGGTCTTGCCGCTTCTCCAGCGCCGCAGGGTAATCATGGACACCTCAATCTCTGTCGCCAACCGACCCATGCTCAGCGAGTGCCGCTTTAGGAGCGCGTCCAAGATTCGCAGGTCGATCATTATTACCTCCCCGCCCGCTTGAGGGCGGTGGCGATGGCCTCGGGTGGCTCGGGCCAGAACTCGCGGATGAGGGTGGCGACTTGCTTCCGGTATGCCGCGTCAATCGGGGCGCGTCGCTTCCGGTATGCCGCGTCAATCAGGGCGAGTTGCTTCCGGTATGCCGCGTCAATCAGGGCGAGTTGCTTCCGGTATGCCGCAGGGGGCGTGATCGAATGCTTCTCTAGCAACCACATCATCCGCCGCCCGTCATTGCACTCGTGCCACGCCCGCTTCAATCCGCGATTACCGACCCAATCGACGGCGGGTTGACAGGCGTCTAATCTTTTAAGATAGTCCTGAAATTTCATGGTTCCCTCCTATCGTCTCGCCCGCTTGAGGGCGGCGCGGAAAGCCTTGCAGTAAACACAGTCGGCGGGGGTCACTATTTCGCGGAGCATCTTGCACCACCAACCGACCGGCCTTCCCTCTGCCAATACACATTTGGAAGCTGTCTGCATGGTTCCTCCTACCTCCCCGCCAGCTTGAGGGCGTTTCTGACGGTAAGCATTGGTTGCCCATGCCGGACTTTCCATTCATCGTGCGCCTGGATTATGGGCATGACCATCTCCAGCGCGTCGGACAGGTCCTTGTTGACCGCCGTCAGCCGCTCGACCTCGGCCAGCAGGTCGGGGGCTACCTCCGTCGCCATCCAATAATCGCAGTAGCTCCCCGCCCTGTTGGAGGAGCTGTCGTTGTCGAGGGTGTCACCGTCCCAATGCCAGCCGTCGCCGTCACGGTCATTGGTAGCCAGTTCGATGGCTGCGCGGGCCGTGGTGGCCTCGATCTCGACGGTCTCGATCTCTGTCTCATTGATGCCAGCGGTTCCCTGCATGTGCTCTACTAAATATTTCATTTCGTCCTCCTGGTTGGTTGGGGTCTAGTTGATCCCGCAAATCTCGCGGGCCCGGTCCATCTCCTCGCTGCTCTCCGCCTGGGACAATGCCGCCTCACACGCGGTCAGGAAAACGACCGGGAAGCAGGCATCATTGACCCCATACCGATAGACCCGCTCATCAGCGCAGCCCGCGGTGGTGGTCCCGCACTGGTTGGCCGGCAGGGGCCTCCAATTAACGTCGTAGCAGGCCGCTGGGGTCACGTCCAGGGGCTGGATCGCGCATCCACCGGCCAGCAGCCACCCTCCCACCACCATCGCCATCAGCAAGTTTTTCATCAGTTCCCCTCCTCGATCATTTTGACGACCCGGGGCAGAACCGCCTCGACGCCCTCAATCTCGTGGTGCCCATTCTCATCATCCCAGCAGGCGCGGGAGATCATCTGGCCCCCGATGGGGGTCACGGCGACAACGCCCACCGCGACCCGGTAGCTGCCCCGCTTGGTTTCGAGATCGATCATTCTCATGGCCTACCTCACCAGGATTTCGCACCCGGGGTTAAGGGCCTGGATTTGGGAAACGACCGTTTCTGCGGGGGCCAGCGCGGTGAAGGCGGTTGGGATAGTGTCAGTCCCAAAAGCCTCCCTGAAATCCTCGCACTGACAATTCCAACCGCCTTGGGTCCAGATCAGGGTCATCGTCTGCCGGGCTTCGTAATTGACCCCGGGTTTGCCATAAAGGTCAGCCATCTCCTCCAATGTCGCCCCGCCTCGTCCAACGCTGATGTCATCCAGGTAGCTGTCCCTGCATTTGGGGCACAGCCCATAACCGGTATCTCGGTTGTAGTGCTGCTGCCAGATTCCAGCGTACTCGCCGCAGGTGCAACATTCCATTCGCCTTCTGGTTCCCATGTTCTCTCCCTTTGCTGTTTTCTCTCTCATCATGCCCTTTAGATGCAAAGGTAGCAAATAGCGATTCATTTGTCAAGCAAAAAAGACAAAATAATTCACGAACAGAGCAAATGCAACGTGTTGCAAAGCAAAATATTTACCGTTGAATGAACCCATGTCCCACTAAAATAATAATTTTCAACAAAATCAGCAACTAACGGTAACCACCAGCAAAAATATCTTGACAACCATCGAAAAATGTGCTATTTCCGAACACAATGAGCGGAAACCGAACACAATACCAGGGGGCAGGATGAGCCTAACGTCGATTGCCTTAACGATTCTCGGTGGTCTGGTCGGGGGCCTGATCCTGACCCTGCTAACCCTCATCCTCTCCCGCCTCGATTCCCTATCACGAAAACTGGATTTAACAGTTACGGAGTCAACTTGCACCGAGCGCCGGGTATCATGCCCTCGCCTGCAAACCATTGAATCAGTCCGAGAAGACTTCGACCGCCACACCCACGATGGCCTCGACCGAAACGCCCGCGTAATCGTCAATCAAGGGGCCGCAAGATGAAAAATTGGCACAACCATTGCTCTTACGCGCGCGCGTCAACAAATTCCGGAATCTTAATACAAGAGAAGAGGAAATTACCCCACACACCATCACGCCAAAAACCCAACCAAACATAGTCCAGGAAAAAAAATGGATGAACAAAAAAATAAGCGCCTGGTCAAAAACAGAATCGCATCCGGGGACCTGAACATAGATGCGCTGGCCACCGATTACCAGGCGTCAGTGCTCAATCTCTGTCAAATCAGCAAAAAATACAAAATATCGAACAACAGCATCGTAACCCTCGCAAAATCAATGGGATGGAAGAGAGAGGGGATGGATAGGCAGGTTTGCGTGGCCGCCCGGGAAAAGGCGTTGCGCGATGTGGCAACCAGGGCCGGCTACAAAAACCCTACAAAACAGCAGGTTCTCGAGGCTGCCTCCGATGAATCGGCCAAAATCGACATCGACGGGAAGAAAATTCTGCTGAAATATCAGCAGGACAGTATTGAGCTGCAGAATTTGGTGATGGATGCGGTGCGGAAGAGCGACAAAGACGCCGTGACGCTGCTCCGATCAGCCTCTGACGCCCTTCGAAACAACGGTTTCGGGTTCATCAAGACGGTCGAGGCCCAGCGCCGGGCCTATCGCCTGGATGAGGGACTGGTGACCACTCTGCAAGTGAACCTCGGACTGGATCACCCTGCTTTTGCCGGCCTGGATTTGAGGGCACCTACCAAGAAATCTACCAATGGCGATGGCCAGGGCGGCGGAAAATGACCAAGAAACGCCATATTGCAGCCCCAAACCCACTGATTGGTAATCAATGGGCTGGGCTTTTGAGTAAAAAAGGCGGGGGTGTCTCCCTGGAATTAGGGGGGGGTGGTGCTGACACCTACCAGGGGGTGGCCGCTGGTCACCAGCCCTCCCCCCCTCCCCCTCCCCCTCCGGTGGGGTCGTCAGAGGTAGATGGAACCAGCAGGCCGACCCCTTGGCCAATTGAAACCCCTCCCCCTGTCGATTTTCGCCCATGTTTTGCTTTTGGTTTCGACCCTTCTGCTATTTTCGCTCTCTTCGGGCCGGATTTGCCTATTGTGGCGAGTTTATTGTTTGTCGCAGGGGGTGACAAGGGTCTGGTTGTCTTCGGGCTTCCTGGGGCATCCTGCTGGTTTTCTTTTGTTGGGATAGAGGGGACGTGTTGATGAAAGATGTCGCGGACGGTCTGGGACCACGGGCGGTTCATACCCGCTGCGAGCCGGGTCCGATTCCCGGGTCCGCTACCACTCCCCCTCCGGTGTGTGTTTCTGGAAAGGGTCCCATCTGTGGGGCTGGCGGTCCTTGCATCCATGGCGGGGAATGTTTGGCTCCTGATCCGCGGACGTGTTCGAGTTGTCCGCTGGTTCCTGACGGGTTGCAGAAGGGCGGGTACTGAATGGTTCAGCGCGGACGGCCAAAGGGCAGCAAGGACAAGGTTCGCCGGCAGCGTCCGGGGTCTTCTATTCCTGTGGTGTCCTCTGCGCCTTCCTCTCTGGATATTATTACGTCCTTCAGCGAGAAGCAGCAGGTGGCGATCAGACAGTTTATGAGCCACAAATTCACCTTGTTTGGTGGCGCGGTAGGTGGTGGGAAGAGCTATTTTATTCGCTGGTCGAGCATCTGGTATTTGATGTATTTGGCCGCGGAATGGAAGCTCCCAAATCCGCGGGGGATGGTTTGTTCTTCGACGTATAAGACCCTTGCCGACCGGCAGATGAGCCGGTTTGCGGAGGAGATACCCTCTTCGCTGGGGAAGTTCTATTCCAAGCATAGCTATCACCAGGAGAGCTTCATTCTCGCGCCGCAGTTTGGCGGCGGTGTGATCCATTTCCGCAATCTGGACGACCCGGACAAGTACAAGTCGAACGAGTACGCTTTTATCGCCGTTGAGGAGGCCAGCGAAAACGATCTCGGCACCTTCAATGCCCTCCGGCGCCGGCTCCGGTGTCCGGGCCTGCCCGATGGTTTCTGCCGGATGCTGCTGGGGTCCAATCCGGGCGGGATCGGCCATGGCTGGCTGAAGGCCCTGTTTATGGATGGGCTGTTTGGCAAGGAGTGGGCCGGGCACGAGCAAGAGTTCGCTTTTGTCAAGTCCCTTGTTGAAGACAACCCCTTTGTCGATCCGTCTTACAAAGCCTCTTTGGACACTCTCCCGGACCTTGAGCGGCGGGCTCTCCGAGACGGCGATTGGAACGTGTTCGCCGGCCAGGCGTTTTCCCATGTGTCAGAACTGACCCATGGGATCGAACCTTACCCCATCCCGGACAACGCGCAGATCACCATGACCTACGACTGGGGCATGGGCAGCCCATTCAGCATCGGGTGGTGGTTCACCGACAACGACGGCCGGCTGATCCGGTTTGCCGAGTGGTACGGCTCGGCCTCGGGCGGTTCCAACAGGGGCCTGAACCTGACCGATGAGCAAGTGGCTCTTGGGGTGAAGGAGCGGGAAAGGGAGATGGGTTTCTGGGATGAGGACGGCAATCCGACCCGCGACATCGACCGCCTGACCGGCCATGACTGCTTCGCAAGGAGAAGCAGTTCTGCTTCCGGACTCGGACCGTCAACCGCCGAGGTCTGGGCGAAGCATGGCATGTTTCTCCGGCAGGGGGACCATAACCGGGAACTGGGCTACCGCCAGATGCACGAGCGGCTAAAAATCCCCGAGCCGGTCCTTGCCGGGGAATCGGAAGGCTTACCGCCGGCGCTAAGACCTTTGCCGATGATGGTAGCGTTCGAGGGCCGATGCCCGGAGTTTTTCCGGCAACTGTCGAACCTGCCAACCGACCCAACGAAAAACCATAACGATGTGAACACCAAGGCCGAGGACCATCTGTACGATGAGTGCCGACACATAGCGATGAGCCGGCCGCTGACTCCAGCGGAACCGGAGGAAATTTACACGACGAGAGGTGCCCTGGTGAGGGCAACCGTCGCAGGTTTAATTGGTGGGAGAAAAAACGATCTTTTCTACCCCGAAGAAGCGCTTGAAACTCGATAGGAGAACAAGATGAAAAAGACTTACATGGTATTGCTGACCGCCCTGGTCCTGGTATTGGCCATGGCCATTCCGGCGGCCTGGACCGCCTACCGCTCCGGTCGCGTTACGCTGGTTGGCGGCCCCTACGCGACCGGCCTGCTCTACGATTCCGGCGCGACCGGTGTCCCGGTGTTCGTGGACAAGACCTACGTGGACAGCTTTGTAGGCATTCCAGCCTCGACGGCCGCGTCCGTCTGGTTTGGGGCCACGACACCGGGCTACCTCACCTATGAGGGCGCGACCGCCGACGCATTCGAAACCTTCGTGGGTGTTGCCGATGCTTCCACTGACGTGATTTATTTGTGGCCCGCTCCTTCTACGACCGGCACCTTCTACCCGATTACGACCACCACTGCCATTACCGGCTCGACCATTTCCTCGACCGAACTCGGGTATCTGGAGGGCGTGGGCGTTACTCAGCTCGCTGGGGCCACCACCATGACCTCGGCCAAGTTCAATTATCTCAACACCGCTTCGGTTGCGTCCTTGGCTGCCGCGACCGGCGTAACGTTCCCCTCTGGCATTACCGCTGACGTCCCGCTGGTGGTGGATGCCGAAACCGTCACTGTCGCGATGGGCAGCACGGCCCTGACGGTGCTCGGGACTTATGATCTTCCCGCCACGGCCTATGCGGCTTATCCGGCCACCGTTGAGGTCATCTGCGGAGGCACGATCAGCGGCACCAATGATGTCAAAACGATTGCCCTGCTGGTTGATGGCTCTACCCTGGTCACTCCTGCCCTCACGGCCGCGCAGAGCGGCGATTACGTGTTTACCGCTACCGCCGTCATCGCCGGCGCGACTACCCAGATAGGATTCTCAACCCTGCTGGTAGATGGGGCGACCATCGTTCAGACCGATACCGCCATCGGCGCGTTGGCGGTTACTGGCGCCGCCACATTCTCTGTTCGCACCCTTCTGGCCAACGCAGGAGACCAGATCACCAACAACGGCTGCGTCTGGGTTCTCAAGCCGTAAAGGAGCACAGACCATGAGCACTCCCAAAAACCCAGCGGACCAGTATTTCAGCCTCTTTGCCATCGTGCCGGCCATTCTCGGCCGGCTGTGGGAAAAGCGTGAACTGGTTGGTGACATCATCTTCCGGCTCTACAAGGTGGCCTTTTATGCCTTCGAGGGTAAGGACCGCGACATGGTTACGATCACCGAAGTGACCGCCACGGACAACATCGAGGAGCAGTGAATGATCCCGATCTCCATCTACATCCTTTTGGCCTTCCTGCTGGGTGCCGCCGCTGCGATGGGCGGCGTCTGGCTGGGCGGCCTGGTCAAGCAGGAGTCGTCCTTGCGGGTCGAAAACCAGCATCAGGCCGACGAGATCGCCCGCCTCCATGCCGACGGCCTCCTGTCCAATAGCCGCATCGACCTGCTCCGAGAAACCATAGAGCGGCAGGAGAAGCAGATCGATCAGGGCCAGGCGCGAGAAGCGGCCAGAGGCGAGGTCGTGGACCTTGGAGACGAGACCGGCGGGCTGTTGCAGGGCAAGCTGGACGACCTCATTGGGTCCCCTCCCGATCCCGGCCCGCTCTCCAACAATCTCCTGAGCCAACACAGGCGGCTGACTGAGCAGTTGTCGGCAGTCGCCAACCCGACCCCAGGGGTTCCGGAGGATTCGCAATGAACTACGAGGGACTACCGATCCGCTGTCCGCACTGCCGGAAATCCGAATGGAACGAGACGACCGCCGAGTTCGTTCCGGGCCAGTTTGTGACCGGCTCCATGGTCAGACTCCAAGAGAAGTGGCGGAAGCGAGGGATGCTTCGGGGCTTTCTAAACGGGTGCAAACAGTTCCAGATTACCTGCGGCTTCTGCCAGGGCAAGCTGGTGAAGAAGGACGGCCAGTTGGAGGTGCTCGGACTGGAACAGCAAGCCCCCGCCCAAGTGCCGGCCGCGGCGCCGCCGCCCCCCGATGCCCCCGAACCGTCTTCGGTGGACTCCAATCCGATGCCCGACCCCGTGCCTCCGCTGGATTCCGTGCCGCCGCCCATCGAGGAGCCTCCCGTCGAGGCGGCTCCTGACCCCGTGGAGGCCCTGTGGCTGGTGGTCCGGGATTACATGCGGGATCACCCAAGGGCCAAGTGGTTCGAGATTTTCAAGGCAGTGCGAAATCCCTACAACCACTGGTCGGATTTTGCCAACGCGATGAGGCCATTTGAAATCAAGGAGCGGCGACATGGCTGACGATGCGTTCGGCCCACGCTGGAGCATAGCCAATCCTCCTCCCGCGGGTGATCGCGGGGTGGGGGACTTTGCCTTCGAGCTTTGGCAGGCGGCGCGGGCCGACAAGGAGGACCGCCAGATTCCCGACCGGCACCGGGAGGATTACCGGCTGTTCCGTGGGGATCACTGGCGTTCCAAGCTTCCGGAACATCGGAAGCACCAACTCACGGTCAATCTTCTCGGGTACTACCGGGAGAAGAACGTAATCTCCCTTTGCAGCCGCGATCCCAAGGCCGAGGTCAAGGTCATTGGAGGCCGCCCGAAAAATCTGCCAGCGGAAACAGGCGACAAGACCTTCACCTGCAACCAGGTGATGAACACGAAACTGGAAGGGGTTTATTCAGAGATCGGGATTAACAAAATTCTCCGCCGGGCGGTCCATACCAGCGAGACCTACGGATGCCAGATCAGCCGGTTCATTCCGATGTTGCGGCCCATCAAAGTCGATGGTGCCAAATATCACCGCTGCCTGCCGCCCGTGATCGAACCCAACGACCCGTTCGGTCACTTTTATGCGCCCGGAAATTATGGGCAGCCCTCCGATGGCTCCCATCACATCGTCGGGACAATCTGGGACGTGGACGTGGCCAAGAAGTTCTACTTGCTGCCTGACGGCACCGAGCCGGACATTCAGGCGGATACCGAGGACGCGCTGGACATTGGAGCCGACGACCGACGGAGCATGACCCCGCCAGTCCGAGAGGGGCAATCCAGTGGGGCCGGCTTCCCTTCGGACTGGGTAGCAAGCCAAAAACACAACCCGAATGGAGACTCTATTACGACCGGCGGGAAGTGCCTGATCCTCGAATGCTGGATGAAAGACAGGACGGAAGGAAAGCATAAAGAATTTTTTGAGGAGATGGTGGAGACGGAAGAGGGCAAGAAGCCCCGACTGGTCGAGCGCGAGGTCGATGGACCGATCTACCCCGGCTTCATCCGCATGATTACCATCTGCGCCTCAAATAAGCTGGTTTTGCGCGACACTGCCAACCCGAGCATTAACCATGGCCTGCCGAGGGCGAAGACCAGCCGGACCTTCCTCTACGATAAGTTCCCGCTCTACACGTCGCTGAGCTACAAGGACGAGTATAGCCCCTGGGGATTCTCGCTGGCCGAACAGATCGGGCCAATCAACCTGAAAATCGACGAGCTTCTCAGCAAGATTCTCAAGGGTGTGCTGCTCCAGATCAACCCCATTATGGTGGTATCGAAAGCCGCCGGCATCGACGTGCGCAAGATCAAAAGCGGGACGAACACGATACTCGAATTGCCCGGAATGTTGACCGGCCGCGAGGCATATTACGTTGAGCACCCGGGCCTCAGCAGTGACGGGAAGTGGCTGCTGACGTTCCTGCTCCAGCTTTCCGACCAACTGGCCTCCCACCAGGAGGTTGACCGCGGGCAGGCCCCGAGCGGCGTAATCGCGGCCTCGGCCATTACGGCTCTCCAGGAACAAAACCGCACGATGCGGGAGAACAAAATCTCGGAAGTGGACCAGTACGTTCAATGGATCGGCATGTGCCTCATCGCCTACCTCCAGAATTTCCACTGGGAATCGGAGGACCTGATCGTCCAGGATGACGTGGTGAAGTTCCGCGGGTGGGACCACATGGATTACCGGTACGACTACACGGTGCGGAAAGGCAGCACCTACATCCAGAGTGATTCGCAGAAGCTTCTCGATGCCATCGAGCTTTTCAAGCTCGGCTCGATTGACACGCTCGCGTTGAACAAGCGCGCGGGCTTGGAGGACGCTGAGGAAATTTATGCCCGCATGTACGGAGCCCCGATGGCCGCGGCGATCCAGTCGTTGCTCGACTCGAAGATCATCACCGCGCAGGACGCGGCGCTGCTCCGCGGCAAGCTTGAGGCGACCAAGGCCGGGCAGGTGCCGCAGAACTCCGGGATGGAGGCCCCGATGCCGGGGTTGCAGGCGACAGTCGCCGGCGGCGAACAGCCCCAGATGACCGCGGAAGAAGGAGAGGTCAGCAATGCCGCTCTATGACTATGAGTGCCCGCGATGCGGAACGCGGCAGGAAATCATTTGCCGGGTCGATGACCGGCCGGAGACGACTCCATGCACGACCTCGATGTGCCGCGGCCAGGCTCGGCAGGTGATAATCGGTGCCCCGGCGGTGTTTGGCGAGGACCTTACCCCGGACCAGCGGAAATATGCCGAATTCTGCCTGACCAACCGCAGGGCTGTCCGCATGAAAAAGGAGAAACCCATCGAGTGCAGAAGTGACTTCAACCGCGTGATGTCGGAAAGGCAGATCACGCTCGACCGCAGCATCCGGACGGAGGACTGACCGATGGTGGATTCCGAAGGACGGAACCACCTGGTTTTTTAAATTCAGCCGCAGGACAACCGGCACAAACGCGGACCCGATAGGATAACCCGCCAACCGGCCCTGCAAAGGAGACGAAGATGGAAGACTTGAACACCAACGGACCCGCCCCGGCGGACAATCCCGCGGCCCCCAGCCCCGAAAATCCGGCCCTGCCGGAAACGACCCCAGCCGCCAGCGGCCCAATCGCAGTCGGCGGCCAAACCTTCGCGTCAGTCGAGGAATTGGCAAAGTCCTTCGAGGAACAGAAATCCCTCATGGGACGACACGCCGAAGAACTCGGATGGCGGCGCAAGGCGATGGAGTCGGGACAACCAGACCCGCAGCCCGTTCCCCAAGCCCCGGTCCAGCTTCCTCCGACTTTCGAGCAGCGGCTGGCCGAGATCGACGCCAGTTTCGAGTCGGGAGAGATCAGCGCGGACCAGCGGCAGACTTACCGCGACAAGGCCATCGTCGAGGCATCCACCGAGGCGGCCGGAGCCAGGTACGCGGCGGAGCGGCAGTTTGATCAGTTCCGGCAGGACAATCCGACCTACGACCAGGCGGTAGCGTCCGGGGCGCTCAAGCAGTTCTACCAGAGCACCTTGGACCCCGCGAGTGGACGGAGCCGCCTCGGGCTCAGCCCCAACGATCCGGTTGGCGTGTACTTCGCCTATGAGCGGTCGCAGCTCGCCGGCAAAACCCAGACCCTCGAACAGCAGTTGTCGGCGGCCAAGACCGCTGGCTTCGAGGAAGGCAAACGACAGGCCCTGGCCGAACTCCAGGCGAAGGCAGGCGCAGGGTCCGCGATAGCGGCCAGCGCCACTCCGCCGAACGCAGGTCAGGGCATGGAAGGACTTCCCGGTCGGCCCATGAGCGCCGATGAGGCAAGAGAATACGCAGTTCAGCTTGCCTTGCGCGGAAGTTGATGCAGCAACCCGCGGGCCGAAAAAGCCCGCTAAACGGAGAACAACCTAATGGATACCACCACTCAGCTTGAAATCGCCTCCCAGGCATACTGGGACAAGAGAAATGCGGCCAACCCGCAGGACATCTGGAGTTCCACCAGTCCGTACCTGCATGCCCTGTTCGGCCGGAAATCGCTCAAGGCCGGACTGGTTAAGGAGTCGGAATTGGTTCCCGGCGGCAGCGCCATCCGCGAATACTTCGAGACCGGCCCGACCAACTGCGGTCCCTTCGGCCCCAAGTCGGAGTTCGCCACCGAAGAAGTGACCATCGTGGACTCCGCGTCCTTCGACTGGGGTGGCGCGAACGCCTCCTACAGCATCGGCCTGGCCGAAAAGCGGGCCAACTTCGGGGCGGGCAAGATCGTGGACCTCGGCCTGCGGAAGATCGAGAACGGACGCAAGTCCATCCAGCACGCCATGGCGATCATGGTGTACCTGAGCCGCGCCAACTGTCAGGCTTACGTGGCGGCCAACTGGACGAACCAGGACACCGATCTGTCGGCCGCGTTCGACGGAGCGCAGGCGATGTTCGGCATCAACACCGAATCAGCCCACCCCCACGCCGCCCTCGCCAACACCGTCACCTACGGCGGCGTGTCGGAAAGCGTCGTCTCGACCTGGAAGCCGAACTTCGACATCGAGGCGCACAAGATCAGCGACGACTTCCTGATGACCGCCGAAGCCGCGGCCAACCCGAGCGGAGACCCGGACGAGACCCCGGACTACTACTTCATGGACACCGTGCTCCTGCGCTCGATGCGGTCGCAGTTGTTCAACCTGATGCGCCTCCCGCCCCCGCAGAACGAGTACATGGCCAAGGTCGGCTACAAGACGGTGGTCTGGAACGGAGCCGCCCTGGTGTACGACCCGTACATCGTCAAGGCGCTCACCACGTCCGCCGGCTCGGCGGCCAACGCCAAGATGTTCCTGTTCGGCATCAACAGCCGGTTCCTCAGCCTCCGCACCCACCCGGAGTTTGCGTTCAAGCGCATCCCGTGGGAGCACAAGGCCATGAGCGGCGGGAACAAGGAAGTCGGCGGCATCATCTACCAGGGCGCCATCACCACCCGGCATCGCACCGCGGCCGGCTGCTGCTACTCCAACGTCAGCCCGGCCGACTGATGACCGGCGAGAAAACGAGGTGAAACCATGATCGGACGCAGTTATTCCTTTGTCGGCTCCTCCGGCGGAGCCATCAATCCGGTTATCCCGGTCCCGGCCGGGATGACCAAGGCCCGCATCCTCAAGGCGCGTGTCGCCATCGACACCGCCCTGAGCGGCGTTACCGAAACCTTCCAGTTGAAGCTGGACAGCACCGTGATCGCCGAGGCGGTGATCGCCGATGGCGCAGCCGCCAAGGACTTCACCCTGAGCGCGACCGCGGCCAGTGCCAATACCGTCATCACCAGCGGCACGGCCATCGCCACCGGAATGGTGACCTTCGCCATCCCCCAGTTTGCCGGAGCCTACCTCGTCACGCTGGATATCGAGTGGGGGTCGAACGACACTCTCTCCTGATTCTGAACCGAAAGGGGTAAACGACGTGGCCAGTCTGACGACATTGACGAACAAGGTGAAACGATCCCTGGACCTGGTAGGAGTATCCAGCCGAGTCACTACTGCTGACATCGTGGCGCAGATCAACGCCTCGATGGCGCAGATCGCGCGGCGGGTGAAACTTCAGGCCCTCCAGGCGTCCACCTTGTTCTACACCAACACCACGTCGTTTACCTCGTTTACGGCTGCCGGAGGCTCCACTACCGTGGAGGCCGACCTGGCGATTGATCTCAACCCGACTGCCGGCTGCACGACCAAGGTGATCCACATAAAGATTACCGGCTCCACCACCTTCTCTTACAGCCTCGACGGCGGCTCTACCTGGTCGGCAAATGTCACGATTACCGGGAATTCCCAGGTGATCTACAAGACGACGCGGGTGACGTTTGCCAACACTACCGGCTACACGGCGGATGACCTATGGGTATTCACCGCCTATGCGGACCTCCCGGACGACTACGATTACGGGCTGATCCGCCTGCGCCGAACCGAATCAGACGGGGAAATTTCGGTCCTGGCCTCATTCAATGAGCTTCAACTTCGACACCCGCAGTTGGATGAGATTGGCACCCCGGATGAGTGTGCCATCGGAGAGCGGAAGCAGCTATTTGTCCAGCCCTGCCCCTCTGCATCCGAGGCATTGCGCGGCTACTACCAGGCGAAACCAACCGAGATGCCCGGAACGGACCCCAGCACGGAGGAGCCGGACGGCCTGCCCGAGTCCTACCAGTTGGGACTTTTGTGCGACATGGCGGCTTACGACTTCTTCGAAGACCTCGGGCAGTCGGAACAGGCTGCGCGTCGGCTGGGGAAGGTCCAGCAGGGAATTCAGGACCTCATGGTCGAGGAAGGCGTGCTCGACAGTATTGACGAAGAAGTCCGTGACGAAGGAATGTACACTTGACTTTCAAGTCTCACATATTTGCCGGTCGCGACCTCTGCGGCGGGGGCTTGAACGATACCTCTCTGCCTACGCTTCGTCGTTTCAATCAGGCCAAGACCTTGCAGAACATGCGGATCATGCCCGATGGGTCGGTCCGCAAGATCGACGGTCGGGAAGAGATCGCCAGCGGGTTTAATTCGGCCCCGACCGGCCTGATCGTGCCGCCCAAGGCCATCCCATTGGTTACGGTCTATGAGGGCGTCAACGACCGTCTGCTGTTCATCTACAACGCCACGGAGTACGCCGCGACCATCGCCGCGGGGGAATACTGCACTTACGATCTTCTCCTGTCCGCGATTCAGTCCGCGCTCAATACCGCCGTGGGGTCGGCCAAGTTCACGCTGTCCTACTCGACCACCACCCACCTGGTGAGCGTGGCCGGGGCGACCTATGGCTTCACTATCCGCTGGCCGAAGCGGAAGTATGCCAAGACTCACAGTCAGACCACCGGGACCGGATTGAGTGACCTGACCTTTGGCGGCTGGCCGGAGAAGTGCCAGACCTATCTGGTCAAGGCTTACAACTGCGCGGACGACCCAGACCAGATCAAGTGGAAAATCAGCACGGATGCCGCCTATTCCTCGGCCATCAACATGGCCCTGACCGCCACCTACATAAAGGACGGGCTGACCGTCCAGTTCGGCGCGGTCAACGGGCACACCGATGACGACGAGTGGACGGTGGTGGTTGACGAAACCACCGTGGACTTTGCCGACAAACTCGGGTTCCGGTATGCCTCCTACTCGGCGGCGGCGGGAACGGTGACGGGGGAGTTTGCGGTCGATGCCGAGCCGCCCTATCGGCGCGGTATCTGTCTGGCCGACCGCTGGCATTGGGAAACTTCGGCAACGGAAATCACCACTCCTCGCGGGTTCCGGCCGACTGCCAGCCCGCATGAAGTGGTTGGGTTCTGGTATCAGGATGTCTGGTACGGATGCAATGGGGTCGTAAATTACGTGCTGCGGGACAAGTATTTGCGCCGAGCCACCCCGAATGATTCCGCCCGACTGGGCCGGACCATTACTAAGACGCCGGCGGAAAGCCTGTCGGTCTATTCGGAAGCCGGGGCGGTTCACGATTCCTGCACCATCGGCCCGCTGGCCCCTCACGCTCGGCTGGCCTTGGGAACCCTGACCACCATCTATGGCCCCGACACGGTGAAGATCAGCATGAAGACGCCCGACTCGACCACCGGGCATTTTCTGGTTCGGGTCTATTACGAAATTCCCTCACTGGGCTACTGCCAATATCTGGGAGACATCAATCCCGGAGACATCGCGGGGAACGATACTGACGGCTACGGCGAAGTGACGGTCTCGACCCGGTTCGTCTGCGGCGTGGGAGCCAGCACGGATGACTGCTTGATGCTGGAATACGTGCCGATGGGAACGGACCTGCCGTTGGTTTACATCGGCCTTGCGGATGCCGCCGCGAACGTGACGTACCAGAACCAGAATGGGGTCTGGGCGGCCGGGACGCACAAATGGATTGGGAGCGTCTCCGTTACCGGGGTGCTCGCGCAGAACAAGTTTTCCAAGGTCAGATTCTCACTGACCAACCGGGAAGGGTACGAAAGCGAGTTGAGCGAGAGCTACCCGTTTGAAATGGCGCAGGACTTCACCGCGCTGGTCGCCAGCGGAACGGCGGCGATTACCGATCTGACGGTTGACGGGATCAGCAATATGGACACCACGGCAACAACGGCTTTTGCCATTGCCTGTTGCCCTGGCTCCGACCCGAATTTTTCGTACGTGGCGAGTTTCGTTTATGCCAACGGAACTTTAGCGAAACCCGTCAATGGGGCCGGCCCTGCCCTGCGAACCATCGCAACGGTTGACCCGAAAAAAGCTCATATCAGCGGTTCTACGGAAGGGGTCATTGCGGACGGAACGGCGGGCGTCAAGTGTATCACGCTGGCCACCGGGGCAACGGCTCATACATTTACTACCTACGCCACCACCTACACCGCTTGGGATGTTTACGACGACGGCACCAACGTCTTTGTCGCTTATGGAAAGCGGGGTTTGGTGGTTGTCCAGAAGGCAGCATTCACAGAGGTCGGGACCGGCCTGCGGCTGGGCGGAGCGGCGGTCGCCATCGACAAGTCGGGAAATTATTGCTACCTCGCCTGTCGGGAAGCTGGCCTCAAGATCGTCAACGTGACGACGGCCACGGCTCCGACCCTATCCGCGTCTAAGTCGATGGGATACGAAGGCAACGCTCGCGACGTGTTCATTATCACCATCAGCGGCCGAACTTACGCGCTGGTGGCGGCGGGCAAGCAGGGCATGGTGGTGGTGGATGTGACTACGCCCACCCTGCCGGAAACGGTCGGATCGTACAAGACTGCTACCTGGACCTCAAGCCAAGACATTGCGGGAGATGTCAAAGCT